CGAAAATGCAGAGCGAAAAAGATAAAATTATGGAACTGTTGACCGTAACAGAGGTTAAGGAGGACGGAGAGGTAATATTTACAGACCGTTCAATAGAAATCTTACAGGAATTAGGGCAGCAGTACAAAGAAACACCACTTTTTAAGAAATCAAGACAGGATAACCCGGATTGGGAGGGGGATGCCAACGCAGGCTTATTATTTGTGTATATGTGCGAGAGATTAACAGAAGCACCAAGCAGAATACATACAATTATGGTTTGCAAGTTAATGATTCCTTTGATTTGGGAGAAGCTGGAGCAGGAGTTACAGGAAACGGCAGCAGTAGCGGATAAGAAGCTTGAAGAAGAAACGGCACAGGGAGGGTTATTAAGTGCGACTTAACGGAATTGTAGGGGCAGAGATTCCGTATTACAAGATGATGAATAAAGCAATGCCAGGACCGGCAAAGGACACCAAGAGGAAACCAAAGAACGGCAGACTTACAGAGATTGACCCAAAGACCAATAAACCGAGATTAAAAAGCGGTGTGCCGATAAGCCGGGCGGTAGAAGTTCTTTATATGTTTGAAAATACGGACGTATTGCCTTATCAGATTGAGGAAATGAAAGTAACCATAAGCAACCTACAGACAAGGGTTAAAAAGTTAGAGGATTGGCAGGAATGAAAACAATAATAACAGCAATCTTAATTATCGTTGCCGTGGCAGCAGTATTATTTATTCTTCCGTTCGCTATTATGTTTTTCTCTTATGTATTCGGTATTGATATGGACGAGAACGGCGGATTACATGAATGTATCGGGTGTCCGTATAGAACTTGCCCCGATTGTGAAAAGGATTGCAAAATATACAAGAGGTATCAAAAGAGATTAGCAAGAATGGAAGAGGACAAAGAACAGGAAAGATACTTACAGGAATACGCCAAGAGAAAACAGGAGAAGAAAAACAGAAAGGAGGGTAAGCGTTGAAACAATTAACACTAGGCAGCCTATTTGACGGTATCGGAGGTTTCTGCTATGCAGCAGGCATACCGAGCGGGATAGATACAGGATGCACCATTAAACCGTTATGGGCCGCAGAGGTAGAACCGAATTGTATCGACATAACAAGATACCGTTTTAAGGATGTAATGCACGTTGGAAGTGTTACGGAACTAAAAGGGGATGAAATACAACCTGTGGATATTATAACCTTTGGAAGTCCTTGCCAAGATTTGAGCATAGCCGGAAAGAGAAAAGGACTTAAAGGTAATCGTTCCGGGTTATTC